ACATTTGTTACGCCTAAAAAATGGCAGAAACATTTTAACATACCAAAGTTGTCTAAAGATGAAAGAAAAAGACATTTAAAAGAGATAGCTTCTAAATATACAGAAAAAAAAGTAACACTGTATAACGCAGATGCTATATTAATAGCAGTTTATGGATTTACAACAGAGCAAGGAGGTTAAATGATAATAGGAAATAACTATATTTCTTTGTCAATAGGTGAATACAAAAAAGAAAAAGAAATAACAAAATTCATACATATAAACTTTATACTTATATCATTAATGGTTCAACTAGAAGAAACATATATAATGTTTACGTTATCACTATTTAAAAAAATAGAAGCCAATATTACACTATCAGTTAATTAGGTGTTAGAATAAAAGCCCAATTTGTTTAACCTTTTATTTTCATTTTGGGCTCTAACATCTTTAAATTCCCATAGACCTATATAATTTAGTTAGTTCTGTTTGTCTACTTTGAGCTAATTCAACAGCTTTCTGAGCTTCAGTCTTTTTCTTCTTCTTTTTTCTCGGTTCCCAAGGTAAATGTTTTAAAGGAAACTTTTCTCTCGCATCTCTTGTCCATGCTTTAGGATACAATCCAAATTCATGCATTAACACACTCCATATTGTACCATTTTGTAGAGCTTTCCAATTCCTAGGTATCTTAGCCATCTCAACATTAAACGTAGATAATAACCTCATACCTTTTTGTTCATCTGTTAATTTATATGCATTATTATATCCAACTATCATATCTGTAATAACATGGTCTGGAAATTCAATCCATTCTTTCATACTTGCTAAGAAAAATAAATCACCGACAGCAGGGCCTATATAACCTCTACCTTTAATATCTTTCTTACCATCAATAGCATCTTTTAAATCTTTTATTCTATCTACTGCATCATTTTCCATTAACCTGTTAAAATCAACATTTCCTATACCACTCATTAATTGTGTAAACAAATATAATCCTGCAAACTTAGTTGGTATTACTAGGTCTGGGTTATTCCATTGTCTTGCTATCACAGCATCTTTAGAATTTCTTAATAGTTCTGATTGTAATTGTAAGAATGACATTGGAAAGTGCATAAACTGAAAAGCAACTTGACCAGCAGCTCCAAGGTTCTTACCAGTTCCACCTATAATAGGAGCTTTTTGAGATGCAGAATATTCAAACGCATATTTATTCACCATATCAAGTGCATACTCTTTAGCATCCTTTGTAGCTCTACCCTTAGTGCTACCACCATCTTTCAATTCATTGTACTTTTGTTTAAATGAGAACCTAAACATATGTTTTCTAAGAAAGTTTTCAGTAACCTTTTGCAGGACAGCACCAGCCCCGGTAGCTTTTGTTAATACACTATCAAATGTTTGCCATCCCTTTTCATTTTTGTACTGTAGTGATGGTTGTTGGGTCTGGGGGTCGAATACAATGTCGACATTATCAACGCGCAAACCTTCAGTAGGTAGTAGACCTTCTGTAAACAGTGGGTTCGACAAGTCTTCAAACCTAAATCCCTGTTCATCTTCTATCTTATCTAATACTTCACGAGCTTCTCTGTGTTCTGATCCTTCTTTATTCCAATCTCTGAGATATGTATAGAAAGAGCGGTTACCAACTGACTGTATATAGTACAATCCTGACATTGTATTCCTAGCAGCTGTTGCAACTCCAAACCCAATCTTAGAAAAGAACTCATACCCAGTTAACGCTCTTACTGTTTTATTAACCCAGTTAGGTCTATCTTTATAACCACGACCAGCAAGTGTAAACACATCATTCAAATAATTATTTAACCCTCTAGCAACCTCACCGTCTTTAGGAAGATTTTTCATTCCTTTTAAATAAGTGCTCTTTAAATAGTTTGTTCTATTAAAAGATATTGCATCCATTGAATATTTTCTTAATACAGTTAATGGGTTCTTTATCCAATTATCATATTGAAACCTACTTCTATCTTTAACAGATGATGGAGTAGAACCAATAGATTGTCTAACAATAGAAAATGCGGTATCTAAATCACCTAAGAACTGATCTTTACCTTCCATAGTGCCAGCTTCATCAATCCTATTCATAACTCTTTCAATAGAAGCAAGTCCCTCTGTAATATAATGTGGAAAATAATCACCTTTTTCAATACCTTTTTCTATACTGGTTATATGTTCATCAACACCTTTTAGGTATCTACTTAATCTTACTGTACTTAATTCATTATATGATAGTTGAAGAGCTTTTTTATGCCGTCTTAATCCATTAATTAAAACTCCTCCCATATTATCCAGCAATGTTCTTGCATCTGCTCCGGCTTTTTCTACATTTAAAGAAAACCTAGTTCCCTTTATCTGCCTGCCATGCTTATCTAATCCTTCTTTTGTTCTAAGTCTAACCCCATCCTCATTTGGAGTCGATTCTAACCATTCTACTAACTCACTTAATACTTCACCACTTTTAGTAGCAAGGGAAGCTCCAATTTCATCTCTTAATTCAGATATTTCTCTATCTTTTTTCTCATAAGCTGCACCCTTTAATTTTTTAAGGTTTTGCAGCTCATACACTAAATTCCTTTCAAATTTCCTTAAATCTCTATCAGATTTTATACCGGGCAATTTATTCTCAAGTGAAGGGTCTCTAAGAATACTCTCAGCCCTTAAGTGTCCTGCTATTTGTGTGTTAGATGATATGTACATTGAGAACTTCGTTCTCTCATAGTTTGTTGCAAGGTTAATATGTTTATTCATCCACCTTGTTGCTGCAAATTTCCCCATTACACCACGCTTAACAAACCCTAACCTCTCAATTATATTCAACTTAGGATTATTTAGTCTACCAGCCTCTTTCTCTATTTCATTTGAAATACGCCTGATATCACCTTCAGTGAAGTTAGCAAACGATTCATCAGCAGGTTTATATGTGGACTTCCAAACAATCTCTTGGAACATCCTTTCACCAAAGTCTTCAGTAGTATCGCCATACCACTTTCTTATAGAATGTCCAATAGACCTTGTCTTGCCGTCAATATCTTTTATCGTGCCGCCATCGAACAGCTTTTTTAAAGTTCCTAAATGTTCTTTTGTAAACTCTTGTTCTTTTGTTAATACAGCACAAGCCATTAGTAGCACTCCAAGTTAGTTGTTGATTCTTTTGATTTAGGGTCAGCAAATACATCTAAGCCAACTTCAATATCATCATACTTACCAAACCTTAATATACTATAAATATCTCCATTAGGGTCACGAACCTTTCTTGTCTTAGCACTTCTGAATGTCATTTCATTCTTCAATACTTCTGAGATAGCTGGTGTATATAAAAAGTCAGGATTAGTCTCAGCAATCATATTATATACCTCAGACTTACCTTCAAACGGTGTGTTCCTTTCTCTGTGTATACCATCTGAATACATAGATGTATATTCTAAGTCAGGTACATTATCATACCTACGCCTAAATGTTGATCCATACTTCATAACAATATCTTGATACAGTTCTTCATACCCATTATCCACTAACCACCTTAACATAGCTTTTGATACTCTTTTATTTATTTTAAATGACGGCAATGCAACATTTCTATCCCGTATATATGTAACGGTACCAAATGCAGGGTCTGGCTTCATCATATAACCAATAATATCATGTATTGTATTTAATTCTTGTTGAGATGTCAACGGTTCAGAAAACTCAGAGTCTGGTATATGTTGCTTCATAAAAGCATCAACAAGCCTATTTTCAGCATCCTTTAATAAACCCCAGTTCTCAACTGCTGCCGGGTGACCTTCGCTTATTCTATATGTTTCACTAGACAATGCACTTATTTGAGCTTTTAATCTTCTCGCAGCATCAATAAAAAGAGTCTCTTGTACAGCCTCTCCAGAAAATCCTCTAATATTATTCGCCTGAATGTCACCAAAAACACTCAATAATGAGTATGCGTCAATAGTTTCAGACTTACTTGCTGCATCGTATCTTAATGGATTCTTTAGAACTAAATATCTACCGGGGGTTACCCATTGTGTTGACTTAGGTCTTATCTCTGTGACTTTCTCCCACTTTCCTTTAACACTTGTCTCTCTATATAAATAATTTCTGTTGCCAGTCTGATTTGGTATATACTTAGACTTACTTATCTTAAACTCTTGAAATTGAAAATGGTCTAATATATCTTTACCGGCTTTTCCATCTAATAGTGTACCAATTAAACCATCTTCTTTCTTTCTCATATGTTCCATAATAGCATTTAACCGCTGAAGCTTTTGAGCTAAATAAATAGATGTGCTACCTTTACTATTTCTTCGTAATGATTGTCGTATACTAGCAGCATTCTTACCAATTAATGCATATGCAACTGAATACTTCTGAGCATATGCTAAGTCTGATATTTTTGTTTCATATTGTCCACCAGTAAGACCAAATGTAAGTTGACCTTCTCCGTCAGCTTCTTCTAATGCTTCCATTATTTGCTCATGCGTCTCAGCATTAGATAGAGCAATGAAGTTTTCAACAACACTAATACTCTTTGCTAATTCTTTTGTCTCTATGCCATACTTCTGAGCTGTTCTATCATATGTATTTTTAACATTACCTATTCTCTTTAGAGCATATCCTGCTGGAGTGGAATCATACAACTCTCCTTGTCTAATTTTATACTCACCTAAGAAACTGAATGGTGTTCTCTCTACCATTACTTTTGTTTTAAACTTTCCATCTAATATTCTTTGTCTTAAAACATTAGTTGTTTCATTTGCCCCTTTATCATAGAATATCTTTAATAAAGCATCTCGCTTAGAGTCACCCTTTTTATATCTACGGATAAGTCTATTAAAGATAAACTGGTTAGGGTTAAATGCAATCTGATCCATCTCTTGTCTCATCCTTACTAAATCATTTTGGTCTGGTATCCTTCTACCTGAACCATCAAATAGATCACTCATAACACGAGAAGGTCTTCCAAGAGCATCAATCATTTCTATTATAGCATCTTTATAAACATCTTTCTCATAATCTTTATACTTTTCTAAATCAAATAATGGCTTGTACCCATCTTCATTATAATCAACCGATTTTATGTCATGATTTTTAGGCTTATCACCAAATAATATATATCTCTTTAACTCATTAACTGTTGACTTATTAGTAAGGTTAGCTCTCTTTGTAGTATCAATTAAACTTTGAAGAGTGTTTGCATATCTCTGTAAATATGCATTGAACGTTTCCCCTTCAAGTTTTAACATATTTTTATCAAACATATTCATATTAATTCTATTTAATGAATTAATACCTGCTGACAACCGTTTTATCTGTCCGAAATGATTCTTAGCAATATTATAGTTTACTACATGCTCATCCATTCTCTTTATAGGATTTGTAACGCTACCAACTGGTTTTAAAGTTTCACCATTACTAAAAATATCTTTAAAGTCGAAATCTGTTGGCTCATACACATATGCATCCATTCTTCTTGGTGCAAGACTAGCTACTGCATCAGTTATTTCATATTTTGTATCGTGATAACTAAAAGCCATATCAGCATCAAAATCGCCTTGATGTTTTGTAGCTAAATCAAGAACATTTATACCAACAACATTGCCCATCTCAAACGAATAGAATCCCTCAACTTTATGAACAGCAACGTCGGCAGCTAAGTTAGGCATCCTTAAACTTAAAGACTCTAACCATATATCTTTTGGCTTAAGCATATGATGTAATACACCTAATTTTAAACCCTTACTCTTGCTTATCATATTAAGAGTACTCATCTTATCATTTAATATTAATCTTTCGTCAGCAGTGAACTCCTTTTTTCCTATATTAGAAGTAGCCCAGTCACCACTTGCGTCCTTTCCAATAAGAACCTCTCTACCTCCAATATCAACTATATATTGAAGTTTATCCATGTTCTCAATGCGTATATTACTGTCAGCATATGAAAGCTTCTTCCCTCCAAATCTAACTTGGTTACCAGAGCTGCTATATACAGGCATTGAACCTTCTAGGAATGGTATCATTGTAGAATACGAACCACCTTTTGTTTGAGGTTTTCTTACTCTATTAACAATAGTCCTATAAACAATTCTATTAACATCATCTTTTACGAGCTCAGACTTAGGGTCTATACCAGCAGTAACCATAACTTTTACAAACGCATTAGTCGAACCATCAATTATAGCTCCTTCCTCAGCTAATGTATTAAGAATAAAATCAGATATACCTAATCTCTGACTACCACGACTCACAACACCTTTTATTAATGCATCACCAGCAGAAGTCACTCCATCATAATCAGCATATTCTTTCATAAACTGTTCATGCCCAATACTATTTAAATACTCATCTAATGCATATGTAATATTTGTAACAGCATGTCTATCTTCTGATTTAACAAACATAATATTCTCTATTTTTATATCTTGTACTTTCCCATCAGTCCTCAGCTTATTAGCATTTGTGCCAAGAGACCTACTAAAAAATAATGGTACTGATTCTCCCGCCCAATTATCTCTGGGAACAACTTGTTCTTTTGAATATTCTTTAGCTGCACTATTAAATGTTAAAATATCTATACCAAGACCATCCATAATAGCTGCAATATTAGGATCATATGTAAAGTTTTGTTTTAAAAGGACAGTATTTATACCATCATTATAAGCAACAGACTGTTTTACACCACCAGAACCATCGCCAGCCTCCCTTCCTTCCTGCAATAGAGATAGATGCCACATATTCGTACCAACATAAGTTGCAGCGTCAACAGCTGATTTACCTTTTAGGCTCCTCATTATATTTTTAGCCATATCTCTAGTGAAATTTGCATCAGCTTTTATATTATTATTCTTAGCTAATTCTGTTAACTGAGCTTCAACCATTGCAAGTGATTCAAAATGACCTGCTTCATCTTGAATAGATACAATTTCAAGTTTCCCTTTATCTATATAATAATCAATAACACCTAATTGTTCTGTTGTTAACAACTCTCCAGCATATTTACCAATTTCATTCGCTCTTCTTATAGCCCTTAAAGCAGTTTCATTTCCAGCTATTTTAGCACCAACCCCTTCACCAAGACTAAGATACTTAAATAAGTTAGTCATTGTAGGATTTATTTCACTACCAGTTGTTGGAGTTTTCATTAGTCTATTAAATGCTGCGCTGTTCATCTTATCCCAGTACATTGAACTAACGAACACTTCTAATTGAGATGGATTTAATTCACCTTCTTTTTCTATAACACTAAATAATGATTTAAAGTTATCTATAATTTCTTTGCTTATTATACCTTCTTCTCTACCTGCTTCTAATTTTGATAGCTTATCATTATACCATGATGTAATAACTTCTTTAGCATTTCCTACTCCTCTACTATCAATAATCAACTGTGTATTAAAACTTATAGGAATCCTTATTACCGCAGGCCCTATAGGTCTAATTACTTCTTTTTCTTGTCTCTCTTTAGCTGACTGTTTTGTCGCTTGAAGTTTAGCATTATTAAAATACTTTACATCAACGTCTGGTATTGCAAATATATTACTTACTGCTGTAGTTCTACCGTTATCACCAAGAATTATGCCTTCACTTTCAGCCAAAGCAACATATACACCAGCTTCTTCAAACTCTCTAAGTAATTCTGATACACCAGTGCTAGATGTAACCATCTTGGATTCAGTTAATAAATAAGTAGGTTTCCCATCTACTGTTTCACCGTATTGCAACTTTACAGACCTAGCTGTATGTGAACCAGCAGATGCAAACAATAGTTCTTTTATAACAGAATGTTTAAAATTATCAAATTCTTTTACAGCTTGTTCTGGAGAATCACTATGCATCATTTTATATGCACTTTCAGCTTCTTCAAGTATTCTATCAATCCAAAACCTTGTAGTCTGTGGGTCTTCATGTCCTTTTTCTGCTATAAGTGAAAGTTTTAAATCTTCTTTGACTCCTAAAAATTCTTCAGACTTAAAATAACTATTGTGCTCAGATAGTCTATTTATTTCTTTACCAGACTTTGCAAATATATCGACATTCTTATCTTTTAAAGAACTATCACCATAGTAATCTCTCCACATCTTTACGCCATTAAAATACTCAGCATCAGATAATACACTATTCCAAGCATCAACATGATTGTTTAGTTCTCTTGCAAAATCTTCAAGTGATAATGTAATTCCCTTTTTAATTTTCTGATCAAGGCTGAGACCACTATTAAAATATTTACTCACCATCTGACTAAGATTATCAGAATCAGTTACTTCAATACCACCTTTTTTTAACTGCACTGATAAGTCAGCAACTAACGCGTCAAGTCTTTTTCTACCTCGTATCTTGTCGCTAGCATAGTTTTGGTATCCAAATATAATTTTTGAGATAGTTTCATTTATATAGTTTATTCTTTTATACTCTGGAGTTAATGATCGTTGCAACGCTAGCAACTGATCTCCGTGAGCAGACATCATGCCATCTTCACCAACATTTTTAAGACTTAACTTTTGTATTAACTGGTCTACCATTTGTAACATTTCAGGAGACATATTATTTTCTGATTCTGTCTTAACTTTTTGTAATGAATCAAGTAACTCATTAACTTCATCAACAGTTAGCTTCTTAGCTACAGGATTAATTGGGTCAGTAACATCGAAAAGGTCTGTCATTACATTATCAACAGATTCTATAACTTCAACCCTATCATTATTATCCTTCTTAACTTTTCTGTATTCACCGGGTACATCCTTATCAAACTTTGAAGTAATAGTATGTGTCTCATAAATAAAGCTATGTAAGTCAGCAGATGCAGTGTCAGATATTGGCATCTCTGATTCAACTCTTATAAAAGCACCGTTAATAGCCCTTAGTTCACTTAGAATAGCATCATACTTTTTCATTTCATCTTTTAGTTCTTCTTTCGACATGTCTTTAGACAATGTTCTTTCAACAGACCTTCTGTCTTGAACAACTAAAATTCTTTTACCATTCTTTTCTTCCATTCTAAACGCATTGTGAGCTAAACCATTCTCAACAATAGCTATTTGCTTAGCCCCAATATTCATTGAACTGAGAAGTCTCTTATAATAGAAGTTTTCAAAGGTTCTGGACATATCTACATCAATCTTAAACCCACTCTTTTTAAGATTATTTACTACAGCTTTCACTTCATTATAGTCTAATTCTTGTAATTCTTTTACTTCACCACGGCTACTTATATTTAATATTTCTGATAAAGCTCTAGCAGCATTATCAACTTCTAAGAAATCACCTTCTGTAATTATCTTCTGCCACTTTTTAGTGTCCATACCCTCAGGCATTTTCATTCCATTATATTTAAAGCCTTCAGGAATCAATAATAATATATCATTATAAATAGATCTGTCTGATTCAGTTAACTTATTAGTCCTGCCTTCAACAAAGTTATACAATGCATTTAATGATCGTTCTCTCTTGTAATTTTTAAGAACATTAAGGAATTGGTTTGATTCTGGGAGTAAATCTAGTACAGTACCTGGCTCATAATTGTCTTCTACAATCTTTTTTGTTAGTGATTCAAGATGCCTTTGTATTTTAGGCCCCATTCTTTTTGAATCTATATCACTAGCCATCTTCGTTTCTTCGGCTGTCAAAGTTATTTCATGCACAAAGCCAAGTGATTCAAGTTGGTTAACTATCATATGCAACTGTCTTATAGGATCAAAATTAGCATCACCATCAGTACCTTTTAATCCTTTTACTTTTGCAACACCTATTGATTTTGTTATATCAAATGGGTCTGCAGTTTCCATATAATCAGTCTTAACATGTAAGTCTCCTAACGAGTTAAGAACAGTTTTCATATAATTCTGATATATGCCATTGGCTTGATCGTTATTAAATACATTCTCCCTAAAATCAGCCATATTCTGTTCATTTAAAAACTCACCATCAGATATCTCTATCTTTCTCAGGTTTTTGTCAAGTATTTCTAACTGCCTATCTGTTAATCTATTAAGCCTAACATCAGGTTCAACACTGGCATCTTCAAGTCCAACTTTTCTTGAGTTTTCTGATAAAACATATAGGTTATGTACTTGTTGTATTAATGAATGAACATCACTATTTAATTTACCAACACCATCTTTACCCTCTACGCTTTGTTTTTTATTTTCACTAGTATTAATAGATTCATTAATCTGTCTCATTACAGGATGATTAAGAAGACCCATATATGCATGACCTAAGTCTGCTCTTAATCCATATGCTTCCCCAAGATATTTTATCTGTTCCCCTTCAAACCCAAGGGTTCTTAGAAACTCTACTTTTCTATCAAAGTTATTTAATGTTGGAAACTTCTCTTTCACAATAGGTTTATATCTTCTTGTGAATAAAGCTCCAACTAATAAGTGGGCTCCTAATACTTCAGGATCAACATTCCTTAACATGTTTGCGTCAAGAAGTGTAGATGCATTAAAATAAGCAGCTCCTATTGTCATTCTTGGGACTGACTGAATTAAATCCATTCCGAATTTTTTATACATTTCACTATAAACTTTATCAGGGTTAAAATTGCTGAATAAAGATTTTAAATGTAAGGCTGCTTCTTTTTCTTCACCTTTTACAAACGCATTACCAACTCTTTTACTTGCTTCGACAGCAAAGCTTGAATATTTTAATCTATTATTGTTTGATAGTATCTTAAATAAAGCATTGACCTCATTAATATCTAAGTCATCATAATCCATTGTCTTAATCTTATTAAGACCAGACTTTACATCTTTACGAGTCTTAAAGAATTTTAACCTGCCACCACCGGGGAAAGCTTCTACTGCCGGTAAGAAAGCTGAGAACATTAAAGCTTGTCCAACATCAGTTACTGGATCAAACTCATGACCTTCAACTGCCATTGACTTAATACCATCATCAATAAGGTTATATATTGAAAAACTAGCAGTTAACTCAGCGGCTCTACCAATATATGAAGTTATTGCACTTTGATCTGCTATACTAAATTTTGTATTTAAAGCTCTCTCTACCCATCTACCTATACTATTAACATGGACTCCCTTTTGAGATAATCCTTTTAATGAAGCTTGCGTTATATCTTCAACTAAATCATCTGCAATAGTAGGAAACCTATCCTTTAAGGCTCCTCTTATTAAACCACCCATTTCTTTTTGAGCTCCTGCAATAGTAGAAGTACTTATTTCATATAGAGGTATCTGCTCTTTAGCAGCTTTTGTAGCGAATACTTTACCAACAGTACTACCAATCTTACCAGCATCTTCAAGTTTTCTATCTACTGCAAGAGCCTTAGCAGCTCCAGATGCCCTCTTAGTAGCGGCTTTAGTCCCATACTTTGATACAGCAGCTACTCCTTTAGATGTTGCCTTACCTATTAATCCTAGTGGAGCTAAGAATCCAGCAGCTTCTCCTATTACAGCACCTGCTTTAGCACCTCCTCCTAATTCATCCCATTGATAAGGAGCTTCTTCACCTAATGCTATTCCAGGTAATCCTAATAATCCTACATCGAAAGCATGCCAAAGAGCGGCACCAGCAAAATGTAAAGCTCCTGATTTTTTTTCTGGGGTCATTAACCATTCAGGCTCCTCGCCTTCAGCAAGTGAAGACCAAAGAGACTCACCTGTTTTTTGTACTCCCGGAGTTGGAGCCATAGGTGATGTAGTCGCAATTGTTAGAGAAGACCTCTCGTCTAACTCTTTCAAAAAATCTCGAGTTAAATTATCAATAGGCACTGTAATATTATATTTATAGTTTTTTTGCTGCTTCTTTTAACTGTTCCCACGGGCCAGATAACTTTTCAGCTGCAATTTCTTCAGCAACTTTAAGTAATTCATCATCTGGCCAAACACCACTTCTCAACCAAAGACCAGCTTTTTGTAAAGGGTCTATACCGAAATGTGTGATTGAAGGAGCCATCTCTATTTGTCCCGTTCTTATTGCTTCTTCTCTATTAAGACTTACTAATTCTTCAGCTTTACCTCTCTTTTCCTGTATTGAAATATTTAAATCTCTTATTTCATCTTCAACTAATCCTATAGCTTCAAATTCATCTTGTAATAAACTTTCTTGAGTAGGTGTTAAATCTAAACCTACTCTATTTTTAGCTTTAGCTGCTGAAATTTCTACACTCAAATTTTTTAACTTATTCCTTAACTGTAGTTCAGTTGATTTATCAGTATCAATCGAATTAATTAATCCTTGAATTTCACTACTAAAAGCACCTTGAGTGGCAGCATTAACAGCTAAAGTAAGGTCATCTTTTTCATCTCCTGTAGGCATAGTAACTCTTTCAGCCATACTAATATCTCTTGATATATCAAAGTCACCCGTTCCAAACTCATAACTTTCCTGAGCTATCATATCCCTATTTAATATAGTTTTATCTATATTAGCTAATTGCTGATAAGTAATTTCCCTTTTTGTTTCAGAAAATATACCTGTATTATAAAATCCTTTAACAAAAGAATCCTGCACTCCTGTATCAGCTTTAGAAGATAACTCACTAGCAATTTCTAATATAGCTCCGGGTTCTTTTAAATAAAACGACTGAACAGCTCCAGCTATTCTCCATGCATCATGTTCATTAAATCCAAAACCACCAGTGTTAACACCATCTTCCATATCTGGGGAATCAGTTAAATCATCTACCATAGTTGAAGCCCACCCTTCATCATCCTCAGGGTTATACCAACGATTAAAGCCTGTTAAAGTTATAAAATCATTAGCCTGTAAATGACTCATCTGAAGATTAGTAATCTCAAGCCTTTTTAATTGAGATTCAGCCATCTCCATCTTTTGAGCTTTTTGAGCTGAAGCTATCTGCATCATTTGAAGTGCAGTCGCAACATCAAACTCTCGAGACTCACGACTTTCTTGTAGTATTGCTCTTACTGACCTTATTACATCTCCTGATTCATATGCCATATTTCTTTACTCCCTCCCAAATTTTTCCAGCGTTTTTTCCAAGATACCAAGCATCTTCTTGTTCCTTAGCTAAATCTTTCTGTCTTTGAAATTTCAGTCTCTCACTTGATATTCTTGCCTTTTCGCCTTCATACCAACCTTCTATAGCTCCCATCTTTTTTCCAAGATCACCTATTAAACCTTGACGACCTTTTTCAAACGAACTTTGTATTCTATTCCACATTTGAGAACTTTTCCGACCAACAGTCCCACTAGTAGACATTCCAGTTTTTTGAATAGCTTCGCTAGTTTGTTGTGCTAAATCTTCCTGGGCTATACCAGTTTGCGCTGAAACACTTTCTACATTCTGTCTATAATCTTGTTGAGCCCCAGCTTTCTTTGACACATATCCTTTTTCAAGAAGACCTTCAGTTCTATCTAACTCTTCCAATCCCTGTTGGGCGGCCTCTTGGTCGTATCTTGCTTGTGTTTCTGCAGCAGCTCCCGACGTTGCTCCACCTATAGCTCCAACCACCAAACTACCAACAGCTATAGTTGCTGTTACAGGATCAAAATATTCTGGTAAACCAGTAGATGGATTAGTCGACCCAGCTCCTGCAGCTTTCACCATTCGTTCACCTTGCTGACCATACATACTAATCAGAGCTTTCTCTTTTATATTACCATGAGCACGCTCGCCTCCAGAGAAATGAAGTATTTCAGTATCTCCATATCTGCCTTTCTGTGCAAGTTCTGAAAAATGATTATTTGCTATTGTAGCCATTATTAGTTATAGAGATTTTGCCATTCTTGATAAACTTGTCCATACGATGTCTTTGATTTTTTACCCCAAGCCCTTGATCCATATTTATTCCAATCATCATCTATATCACCTACATCATACCCTAATTGTTGCATTTGATTCATAAATTTCTTCATATTATCCTTTTGTTTTGCACCTGCATATTGAGTAGTAGGGCCTGATTCACCCCAACTTGATAATTGAAAACCCATCTCACCAATAAGTTGCGTACGATCATCTCCTTCTAATTCTTCTGAACCTTCTCCTGTTTCCGCTCCTGCTTCTTCATATAACGTTAACTCATTATCACCTGTACCTGGATCTACATCAGATTGAGATTGTTTTTTAGGTTCATCTTCTGGTTTAGGAGTTTCTTGTTCATCATATAGTGATGTCTTTTCTAACAAATCATCATATTTCATCATACCAGCTGTAACTGTTATATCGGATTTAGTATATGTTTTATCTCCAATCTGATATTGTTTACCTCCACTCCGCATCTGCTCCCACAAATTCATATCTTTCCACTTCTGACCTTTAGAACCAACTTCAATTGCATCTTGACCTCCAGAAACAGTGCTTAAATCAGATTCAAACTGTAACCTATCTGAACGACCTTGATACAGAGTGCTTCCTAGTTCTATTGAAGCCTGTAACGAATCAACAACATTAGTAATGTTTCCCTGTTTTACTTTAGTCATCTTATCTCTATGTTCAAATCCAAACAATATGTCTTGGACGCCAAACTTAGAAGCTTCATACGTACCAGGGTCTGACTCTGCTGCAAAATATATATCGAATATTGAATTTCCCTTTGGCATAGTTTTTTCTAATTTACAAAATTTTTCATTATTGTTCTATACATTTTTTAAGTAGACCACTCAGTGACTGCGAAATCTAATTCAGGTGTTTCTCCAAATGGTTGATAAAACACATTGATATTATAATCAGTCCTTAATTTGTCAGCAGTACCATCATGATCCGCTGCATCTATGTCTGTACCATCATCGTCTTGATATCCGTATAAAAGAACTTCTACTTTTAAACTCCAGAATGTTGAGTCATGTGCAGAAAGCTGATATAAAGTACCCTCATCGATTCCACCGCCGACGTATTCATTTGAAGTCAGATTCAATCTATGAGAACCTTTTATATATATATCTCTTACAGGGGTAAAAAAAGTATTATTGGAGGGGGTTTCCAAAGTATATTTATCATCATGAGTCGCGTGGTATGGAGAATAATCTGCATTATTATACAAATAATCAGTCCTAGTTCCATCAGCTAAATATGTTGTTGTAATCGCTCCCGTAGCAAAGTCATCATCAGCTAAAGTTTGTATTCTTTTAATACCTGTTCCTTTTCCGTAATTTGTTGTACCATCAGCATTATGCCCATAAGCATTATTAGCTCTAGCAATTAAATGAGCTCTTACATAACTGTTGCACCTTGTGTCGGTAATTGACTCATACCATGTACCTTCTTTAATTTGATATCCTGCAGGGTCTACATGAGAGTCTCCATATGTTAAAGCAGAAGATAAAGTCATACCACCAGCTACCCAAAATAAAAAACAATCATAATCAGCAAATGATTGACATCTTTCTTCCCTGCCTGGGTCTTCTAACCCACCACCAAGTGTAATAGGTTGAACATCTCCAAATGGATATGTATGTTTATGCCCAGTATCAAGGTCTCCCCAATGGTCATAATAAGCTTGGACTGTATCATCCTTATCATCACTATTATCATAAGCATTTCTAATATTAACAGTAAGAAAACCAGACAATAATCTATCAGGGGGAACTCTTGCGGCTGCAAGGTACTTTGCGTGTTGTGGTATTTTAGCCATTTTCTAAGTGTCCCAAGACCAGTCATCAGCAGAGACTCCAGATATGGCAGCGGCAGCAGCTGAAAATATTCCTAACATTGAATAATTATTCTGTTTATCTGCTAAACCCATTGTCATATGTTGTGTAGAGTTATTAGGTTTTATACTAACAGTATATGGGTCTGAATTTGTAAGAGCATAACTATTAATATTAACATCACCATCTATTGTGACACCACTTGATCCACCATTTATATCAACTAAAATAGCAGTTAAATCTACTTGAGTTGCTGCTGCATTTCCTATTAAAATATCTTGAGCAACAGCATCATTGCCAATTAATATATCATCAGCAGCAGTAACATTTATTTCAATATTACCACTATTAGAAGCATCTAATGTTATACCAGTATGACCGTCAAGTACAAGCACAGCAGCAGCTGCGTCAACAGTAAGATTTCCAGCGGAAGTAGACCATGTAGCAGCACTACCAGAAGTAATAGTAACAGGCCTACCTGCTATAGTACCTCCATCACTATTATCATGTGTAATAGTAAAATCACTACCTACACCCATACTAAACACAGATGCGTCTGTCAACAACTTTACATCATTACCGAATATTGCATCTTTAACAACGCTTAATCCCCCATCAGTCTGTAAAGAACCATCAGTAGTAGAAGTAGCCTCAGTTGCATTATTTACATTTAGTAAACCAGCAGCTGAAAAAGTAGCAGCTGTGGTAGAACCTATTGTCACAACACCAGAATCCGCAGCCAAAGTAGCTGCTGTCCCATTATATATTGCCTTAGCAACACTTAAACCACCATCGGTTTGTAAAGAACCGTCAGTTTTACTAGTAGCATCAGTAGTATCGTCTACTATAGCTCGACCAGTAGCTGTTACATTATTAGCAAAAGTCCAAGTCTCATCATCTAAAACATTTTTAAAATCTGTTACTGTTGTTTGTCCAGTTCCTCCAGCACCTACATTTAAAGTGCCAGTTGACGAACTAAAAGCGTTATAAGTTGTTGGGTCAGTCGTTCCATCCCCAATTAATATAGCTCCATTTGTTGTAACCGCTAGTGGTGTAACAGCGCTAGTCCCAGAACCAAGCATTACAGCTCCATCCGCTATAGTTGCAAGACCAGTCCCTCCACTACTTACATCTAATGTTCCAGAAATCGTAATTTCATTTACTGTTATATTATTTACAGTATCATTTATTTCTTCTTGAAGAGTTCTCGTATCTTTAGTAAGTAACTGAGAATATACCTCGTTATTATACTTTACATACTGATATAATCCTTTAAAAGTCTCTCTATACTGAGGTTTCCCCTCTACAAGAGACTTCTCGTTGGGCATATTACCAGATAATTGAATACGTTTCTGATTAGTATGTAACGCAACCCGTTCTGCTCTTGTCATTCCCATATTATTTTACATTCTTTAATCTATAAACTGCTGAAATATCATTAATTTCAAAATCAGATGGAACAACTTGTCCACCCTCAGCTACAAACTTTAACCTAAAAGATTTAATATTATTTGCTTGAGCAGACGTAGTTGGCTTCAATTCAGCTACAGCCCATGAAGCCGAAGCAGCTAACTCATTACTACTAAAATTAGTTCCATCAGCAAATGTCTTATTTAAAGATGTTCCTCCATCTACATCAAAATACACATCTACATTGGTAGCTGTAGCTCCTTTATAAGTAACATAAACCTTATGTAATTTCTTTCTCTGTCCTGGCTGTCCTAAATCAATATCTTTCGTTATCATTTCAAAAGTAGTTGATGCAGCAGATGAATCATCCCACTTAAGAACAGTTCCAGTTGTATGTACATAAACTAAATCACCATTCCAGTCTGTAACAAAGTTTGTTTTCAATACACCATCTGTAAGAGCACTGTCTCCCTTCACCCAACTCTGTGTTACCATATCATAAAGAAAAATATCCCCTGATGGCAGACATTCTGGAGAAGTATCGTTAGCTAAATCGCTACCCCAAGCAGCACTAACCGTTGCTGTAGTATCATCTGTAATTGAATCAATTACTCTTGTTGTAGAAGTAACTGTAATGCTATCTCCTACGGAAAGCTCTGTGAGAAATTTCGTTCCAGTACCAGGCACAGCTGTACTATCGACTGGGTCTATTGAACCAGTGAGTGTAAAAGTATTCCTGTTATCTCTTGATACAATCAACTGTCTCTTTTTAGGCAAATATCCTATCATAGAATTATCAGTAGTAAATATATCCCATTCACTTTCCTTTATTATCTGTCTACCACCTTTTTCAAGTAAGTTAGTTACCTTTTGACCATCATATAAATAACAACCAAGTCTATTCACCCAAGCTACTCCAAAATCAGTCTTACAAGCAGCAGCAGGATGAGATATTCCTTTATGTATAAACGTATCCTCTAAAAATTCTATTTCTTGTGATACATTGATTATATGCACCTTATTCTTTTTAAACTGCAGTATCCTATCTGCATATTCTTCAAGCTTTATTATCTCATCACCATCTCTAACAGAAGCTTCAATTATCCTGCTTAATGGAAACACATCAAACTTATTAACAGGAGTCTTAATCATTGCATCTGCCATAATATCTTTTGAAGAATCTTCATTTTCAACCATTAAACCACCAACATAAACTCTCCTACCAACCACTACAGCGCTTCTATACTGTGAAATAACGCTCTTTTCTATTGCATCTAAACCAGATTTTACTTCATAAGTAGTAGTTAAAGAAGGTTCTAACATTTCACATCCATTAGCAACCCCAGTAGTTGATCCTATCTGAAAATAATAATAAGGTTGATTAGATTCAGCATAATATATAGCATCAAATTCCTTTTGCGATGTAGCAACTAAAGCCTTCCCTTTGATAAAATCCACTGACACTTGTAAAAACCAAGACTGTGTAGAAGTCTGAGCAACATCTCTCATATACATATTACACCCTGTTATTCTTTTATTCCATGGGCTCTCCACATTATTCCAATCTGCAAAAAACAAACGAATATTTGGAGCTGTCGTAGCGTCTGTTCCAGGCACATTAAGAGTTGCAGCTCCTCCTGATACATCTGTAGCTGTTGTAATCTGACTTTCCTGCTCTTCATCATAAATAAATGAAAATCCTATTTCCCACTTACCAGAATTTGCAACAGCGGTACACCAACCAGAAGCTCCAGTATCAGTTTCCCAATCAAACTCTACAAAAGCATTATTATTAGCCAAACTAGCAGATAAATCAGATGGGGGAGTCCCCGCTTCATATGTTGTCATTTGTATTATACCCGATTGAGCTATATTTGTACTCGTTATAATCTCTGCTCTAAAAGTATCTGCTGCGGCATCTCCTCCCCAATCGACAGCCACAGTTGTATCAGCTGCATCAAAATATGCAAAACCTACGTTATATAAAGTTCCAGCCATATACCATCCATTTAACATTGTTATATCTTGGTAAGTTACAAATGCACCATCAGAGTATGTTCCAACCCTAACTACTAAATTCACGTCCATAGTTTCAAATGGGGATGCGATAAAAGATCTTGTAGTGACGGCAACGGTTATAATTTCGTCCTGACCTGAAAAAGAGCTTTGTGATACACTTGATGCAGAATCGCTACCAGCAGTTGTTACTGTATCACCATAAACATCGCCAAATTCTATATTATCATCATAAAAACATGAATTAGGTTTTTCAATTTTCTGAGGAGCGTTAAACCATTGATTAATTGTGTAGCTTGGTTCTAATTCTTCAAACAAAGTTCTATCAATATATCCATACCATTGATTGAGATTTTCACTCCCAAAATTTCCATCACTTACTCTCAAAGCTCCATCAATAGAATAAAAAGAAGGTTTTGGGTTACTAGTGCTTCCAAGTGTAATTACTTGTGAATTACTCCAATCATCTTCATTTTTACTATACATATAAATAGCAGGGTCACTAGACTCATCATCTGCCAGTACTAAATAATCATCACCAGTCTCTGCAACATCATACAATCGGAGTGAAACATTATCAATATTAAATGTAGCTGCTCCATCTGATACAACATCTATTGTAAATCGCTGGTCTGGGTTTGAAGCATGTGAAGTAAATGTAACAGAATGAGTTCCATTAGATTGTTCTAAATTTGTATGAGCAGCTGCAAATTCGGAACCTGTCCCCTTTATTCTAAAAGTCGTAATATTCCCATTAGTCCAATTACTAATTGTATATGTAAAAATATATGTTTTATTAGCTATGCCAACCTCAGCTCTATTAGCGGCAGTTTGAATTAATGTACCAGAACCTGTATTATGTGTATATGTAGCATCAGTTGCATCTGCTGCCATATCACCTGCTCCAGACCAAGCAGAACTAAAATCCCCAGTATTAGCTAAATGCTCTCCTAAGTGACCATAAAGCCTATCGTGGCTCCACTTAAATAATCCATATCCAGGCTCAATCTGTATAGCAGTTGAAGTACTAGCATCATGAGCAGTTGTCCCACCCATTGTTCTTATCTTACCGATTTCATCTACCATTACATCAGTGGCGGATGATAATTCAGTATCATTAATATCACGGGGGTCTGAGTTAGAATTTAATCCACCATGAAACTGTTGTATATTGTGGATTTGCTTAGGCATCTTCCTCTTGCTCTATATCGTGGATAACTTCATTTTGAGCGTGCTCAGGTAATTCACACACTGGACAATCATCTTCAGAGAAGTCGTATTCAGAGTTGACATCGTGGTCAAACAAATCAGCTCTCATACTTCCCTCTACTCCTACTATACGACCGCCTTCTGCTACTCGTA